GAGGGGGAAGGGAAATGGACTTATCACTGCTTAAGCATTGCCGCCCTGAAATCAAAATTGATAAATGCTTTGGCATCTGGGCCAAGCCTAAAAAAACATGGACCACCTCTTACAACGTTAAAGAGTGCATTGATAAATACCAAAAGATAAAAACTGACTTTTTCGCTAAACAACCTCAAATTTAAAATGGAACAAACCACCCTTGATTTTTCAAAACCTGAGCAATTAAAAGAAATTGCAATGGAACAAGTAGAAGAAAATGCTAATGCAGAATTTAAGCGCGTTGCCTTAAAAAGTATTCAAACTTTTGCATTGAACAAAGAAACAATAACCGCTAATGATGTTTGGGACGCTTTGGACCTGTTAGGAATAACAACGCATGACAACCGCGCTCTCGGGCCTATTTTTAAGAAGGCTGCAAAAGATGGATTGATCGAGAAAACAAACACCACAACCAAAAGTAACCGTTGTTCTAGGCACTGTGGAGATGTGCGCGTTTGGCGTAGCCTTGTGTTCTAACTTGCTATGAGTTCGGAATAGATAGCGTTTGCTATTGACAAAGAGTAAACCCCTAGTAAATTTAATTTACGAAATTCAAAAATGAAATGCACGAACTTAAAAAGACCTTTTTATTTGCGATTATTGGGCTTCCTTTTGTCGCCTATTCTTCTCATATTGTATCTAACCCTTTACCTCCCATTAGCCTTGATTCTGAAAATTCTGGATCGCTTGTTACTATTGCTACGTACGCCCAAGAACACGATCAAACCCGTTTCGATTACTAAAAAAATTAAACGAATCGAGCAAGTCCCTGAACATGAAATCAATGATTTGCTTGACCCTGAAAGTGATCTTTTATCAACTCTTTTAGAGGATTCATATATAAGAGATTCAATTATTTCGCATTTAGAAATCTGCTACAACTACCAAATCAAACAAGCTAATGACGACTATTGATTATTCACCCACTCTTTCACAGGATCTTTTAAATCCATTGCCAAGGATCACAGAAGAGTTTAAAAAAATTAGAGAACAAGAAACAGAAATAAGACGAAAAAAAGAAGCTTTATTGAAAGAGATAAATGATCATCATTTCTACGGGAATATTCAAGACAGTTTTATAGGCAATGGTATAAAGATTGCAAAAAGGAATTTACCTAAAAAATATCAATTCTCAGATGTTGTCAACCAATTAGAAACAAAGTTAAAAGAGCAAAAGAATTTAGAAATTGAAGATGAAATCGCAGTAGAAGAAAAGCGCGGTTTTACGTGGGCAATCACGTTAGAGAAGTGACGACAGAAGAAAAAATAAAACACGCTGAACAGCGTATCAACGAATTAAACCTATTAATTAATTACTGGAGGGTACAAGGTGAAAACGAAAGAAAAACTACTAGAAGATCTAAGGGGCCAACTAGCGGAGCTGAATAGGGTATGGGAATTACAAGACCTTCAATTATCAGACGAGGAATATTTAAACAAATTTGACTCAATTTGTGAATCAATCAAAAAACTTGAATATGAATAACACGATTGAAATTGAAGTCATTGGTCAACCTATCCCGCAAGGTTCATTAGTAGGGAACCCGCGCTTTGGAGGTCTTAGATACACAAACGATTCTTTGCTTAAAGAGTGGCGGTCAAGAGTCATTGTTGCGTTAGCTGACGCGGCCCCAGATGATTGGAACCAAAACGCCCCGTTGTATGTCTCCGCGCATTTCAGATTTGTAAGACCTAAATCACATTTCGGGGTTAAGGGGTTAAGGCCTTCAGCTCCGGCACATAAGGCAACCAAACCCGATCTTGATAAATTAACCCGTGGAATTGGCGACAGTATCGAACAATCAGGGATAGCGAGAAATGATAGTCAAATTATTAGATGGACCGTTTCAAAGATGTGGACAGATGACCAACAACCGCCCGGAGTAAGACTTTTAATTAGTAAGGCGAATGGATGAATTACGCCTTATTGATACCTTCTCAGGAATTGGCGGTTTTAGTTATGCCGCTGAAAAACTTGTAGGAGGATTTAAAACGGTTGCATTTGTCGAATGTGAACCCTATTGCCAAAAGGTATTAAAAAAACATTGGCCCGACGTTCCTATTTATGAAGACATCAAAAGTTACCAACCAGAACCATATTCAGCAGACGTTATTTGTGGGGGATTTCCTTGCCAATCAATCTCAAACGCGGGCAAGCGCGAAGGGATCACAGAGACTTCACAATCTGGTTTGTGGTACGAACTCTACAGAGTCATTTGCTTATTACAGCCGCGATACATCGTCTTGGAAAACGTGTCAGCAATCCTTTCTAGAGGACTTGGAATCGTTCTTGGAAACTTGGCCCAGGCAGGGTATGACACAGAATGGGCTTGCATTAAAGCAAGTGATCTGGGAGGCTCCCACAAAAGAGACAGGTGGTTTGCCGTCTCGTATGTTGCCAACACCAACAGCGAGGGATTACAAAGACTCAGGGCCAAACATGAATTACAAGAAAGCAGCGAAGAAAGGGAGGCTTGCTGGAGTCCTAGTAGAATCACGCTTAAACAAGACTGGAGACGATACCTATCTAAACCCCTGCTTTCTAGAGGAGATGATGTCATACCCAATTGGATACACAGAAGTAAACGAATAAAAGCTTTAGGCAACTCACTTTTACCTGCTGTTGCAGCAATACCACTACAAAGGGTTTTAGATTTGCATAATGTTACTATGTGTAAATAGTAAATAGTAGGGGTCTACCCTTTTGCTATTGTTAAAGAGTCAATTCGACCCGTGGAGACGCGGACCTTTAAATGATTTCTCAATCAATCAACTCAAAATCTAAGCTTGCCGATTACAAAAATTATCACAAGCAATCCAAGATTTATATTCAAGAGTTGGAATCAAAGCTAGAAAATAAGGCTTTGACTATTGAAGATTACAAGAGGGACTACGAGCGAAGAGTTGGAGAGCATAACAAAGAAGTCGATTTTCTAATTAGAGATTTGACCGTTTTGTTTACTACCGCCAAAAGGCAAGTTGTTCAACTTTTCCCCGTTCCTGCTAAGTAACCACCCCGCCCCCTTCATAGGGGGTTTTTAATTGCAACGCCGGGGAGCCTGAAATCGGTACGTCTTAGGGCGGCACGTCATAAGTCAAGTTCTAGACCCCTTGACGAAAACAGGGCACGTAATTGGTCGTGATCCATCCCCCGGCTCGAATTGACAAAAAAAAGACCCCTCGCGATGAGGGGCCAGTGAATCATTTGAGTCTCTTGATCTTGTCATCGATGGCTCGCGACTCTTTGAGGATTCGATCAATCTCTCTGAGTCGTCTTGCGTCTGATTGAGCAAGCTGCCTGAGATTCTCGCGTAGTGCGTCAGCAAGTACGCCCATGATTAAACTCCTATGTAATTGGTGGGATCTCTCCCATGCGCGTATATATACATCAATACGTCGCCGCAATAATTTAGTTTATATGTACTATCTTTGACCACTATCTAGTAATTGCAATGGGTTTACCCCTAAAGACAATTAACAACCTGACCACTCGAACAAATTTCTGGCACAATCGCCGCACAAGCAAAATGATTAATTGGCACAAGATTAAAAATTTTTAGTATCAGCTCTATACCAAATCAGGTCAGTTAGTACACATAAACTATTCTTGAAATTCATTGCAGTAGAGGCGATCACAAGAAACAATATGTTTGTACTTGTGGATAAGATGATTTCCACAGGTGTCACAATATGACGCTTAATACGGCGGCATAGCATTGTAATAAAGACTAGAAAACCCCTCGACTACAACCAAGAGCCAAGAGGTTTAATAGATACCCATCCCTAGGTGTTTAACGCTTAATTGCATAGATTAAGGTCAATTCAAGTCTAGCGAGGATAAGGTGACGGGGACGCCTTTAATACTTTAGATAAACTAATTTTTTTTAAATGCAGCTCTAATTGTTTTTGCTGCTTTTTTATGTTAGTGCAATGTGAACAATCACAAATCAATATTTCTTCTTTCTGCATCTTATTAATATCTAGACATAGTAAAAGGATAAGCAGCCCATGAAAAAGATTCTTGATTTAATAGGAAAGCTTTTCATATATGAAAGCCCTGAACCTTACGACGGTTTTAAAAGATTCTTGAGGGATAAGACAAGTAGAGAATTAAGAGCGCTTGCAGGGACGCCAAGCCACTATTCAAAGACCATTATGATCAATATGATTATCGACGAAATAAAAGATTCTAATCGTTAGCAATACGCCAATACCTATTTTTCCATTTGTCGTATATTGCCAATTCTTCTTTTAAACGCTCATAGGTTAAAACCTCTTGATGCAAGCCGGTGAACGTGTGGGCGTGCCTATGTGTAGGGTCGTCTCTATTGTCCAGACGGTAAAGCTTTTCTTGATACTCGTTCCTGGCGGCGTTCTCTGCTACTGAAATTTTTTTAATCATTTTGGATTGTCGTTAACTTTAGTTTTCATTTTTTGCAAAGTCTCAAAGATTAATTGAATAACTGAGTTTTGCTTAAGTTTTGACGCGCCTACAATTTCCGAGGCAAGCGCCACGGCTGCCCAAAAAATTGGGCTTTGAATTAAATGATTCATCTAGTAGTTTTCATAGGGCAGCGTTCTTCTAATCTTGCGGTTGTTTGCTCTAAGCGATTTAAGCGCGTAAAGATTTCAACCTTTAACTCTGAGTTTTTCTTGGCTTGCATAGCGAGGTAAACGAAAGCACCTGACACTATGGCCGCGCCAATCTCGGTCAAAAGACGTTTTTTGAAGCTAATGTAATATTAATCATTCTTTGCTATGGCGTCATATGAAAGAAAAGCCAACGGAAGAAATAAAAGCAGTTGAGGCAATTGCCGAGGAAGACAAACCCGAATATCAAGAGAAAATTGTTTTCTTGGTCAGTCTCGTTTTTCAGTCCATTATTGTCACTTGGTGTTTACTCGTCTTGTCTCTTGGATACGTTAAGCTTCCAAACCGAATACTGGGAATGGACTTGCCGGATCAGCCGCGAATCGATAATACATTCTGTGCCGCGCTCCTTGGAAATATTTTAGCCGGGTGGGGTATAAGTGTTGGAGCTGGAGGAAATGGCAAAAAGAAAAAGAAAGAACAAGAACAACAATTAGCTGCAAGTAATACAGCAGGCCAACAGGTAATAGTTATAAAACAACCTATAGAACTAATCACCAAGACCCCAACAGCTACCCGCGTCGATCCACTCACAAATAAGGAGGTTGACCCACAAACAGGCCGTTTAATCCAATGAAAAAACTATTAATCCCCTTTTCTTTTCTTTTCGCTGCTATTCCTGTAAAAGCAGATATAACGCACACTATCCAGTCAAGCGCCTCTATTTCTATTGCAGCTCCGGGTTCAGTTTTAACCCGTCAAGCTAATGAATATTCAGTAAGTGGTAATGGCGTTGCAACAACTGACGGAACAACCGCCGGAGTAATTGGAGGGCTAGGAACTGCCACCAATGGTGTTAATGCACTAACCACAATAACGCCAAGTCAAGCGGTAAATGGCAGCCAATTCAGTTTTTCTCAAAGTTATACTGAAGGTGATGATACCGTTACAGCTATAACAGTCGGCGAGATCCCGCCTTTTTCAAATATCACATCAACGTCAGTAGGAACAGCCGGAACAGGAACAATAGGAGTGGGCAAAGATGGCGCGTTAACCCTTACACCGGGAACAGCAACAGGAACCACTATCACCGGCCAATATACGACAACTTTAACTTTGGAATAATGAAACGTTTATGCCTTTTATTTTTCTTATATGCAACGCCTAGTTTCTCTAATCCTATTGGTGGCTTCACTACCGGAACCATGTCGAGTACTACGGTTTCAAGTTCTTCAACGATTGAGAGTATTGTGTCAAAAGACTATAATACAGGGTTTTCCTATTCGGTCAGTGGTTCAGGCATTACGCACGACGGCGGCAATATGTCACCTGACGCGGTGCAAATCTCTGGAACCACAGACGGCGTAAGCTATAAATGGACAGGGCAAAACTTCGCAACAAAACCAAATTGGACACTGATGGAACCAACATCAGGCAACGCCTTTCAATTTGTGGAAAGTTATTCTGGACCTTCGCTCTCAAATGTAACTACTTTAAACAGAAGCATAATTACAGAGTCAACAACCACCTCAACGTCAGTATTTACAAAATAGCGGCGTTATTATTTTTCTTCCCTTCACAAGTATTAGCTAACGCGGTTTCACAATCTAATAACGGGTCAGTCTCAAATATTGCAATTCAACAGACTACCGGAAATATCA